CGTGTCGCAGCGTCGATGGTGGTGGCTATCTTCACGAAGCCGTCGATCAACATCGCTGACTATGACGCATCCGGGTATCGCACATCGTCGGAAACGGCGTCAGTGCATGTCGGTGTCGAATCGGCCACCACAGAGGGTCCGTGGTTGACCAATTCTCAGAAGATGCGGTTGAACCCGTATCGGACGGGCGGCATGAATCAGGTTCAGTTGGTTTCGGAATCCGACAGCTCGGCCGCGGTGTGGCCAGACTTTGAAAATCTGTACAACACCTGATGGCACAAGTCCGGTTTAAGCCCAGAGTGGAAGGTTTCCGGGAGATCCGATATTCGTCGGAAACCCAGAAGATGTTGGAAGCGGTCGCTTTGACTGTGGCCAATAGCGCGAACAGTTCACTCAAGCTCAACGGTCCTCGAGACGTTGCACCGGGCTACAAAGTTAATTCTCAACCAGGTCGTCGGGTAAGACAAGGCCGCTGGCGCGTGTCAGTGACTGCGGTTACACGTCATGCCATCCGACACAATGCTGTTCACAACACATTGTTACGGGCGTTAGGTGGTGCGCGATGACCATCTATAAAACAAACAAGCCGGCAGTTAAAACCGCTATCACTATTTTGGCGGCCGGTTTCGGGCAGTACGCTTTGGTTTCTGCCAAGATGCCGAAACATCGGCCTACCCGGTTTGTGCAAGTTTCACGAATCGGCGGCTATCAGGACAACCCGATCACCGATAATGCCCGACTGCTCATTGAGTGTTTCGGTCCTGACACCGAAACGGTGGAAGCCATGACGGCTACCGCTAGGGCGGCGTTACGTAACGCCATCTCCACCATCGTGGACGGTGTGTGGGTTCGGAACTGGTCCAACGAGCAAGGCCCGGTCGACTTTCCGCATCCGCAGATCATCGACCTGGACCGCTGGCAGTTCACAGGCGAACTTGCCCTGTCGACAACGACGGCGTCATAAACAACTGAACAAAAACTTCACACACAACTGAAAATCCAAATTTCATAACCCATTCAGTGCCCGTCCCAGACGCCTGAAAGGGGCAAAACCATGCCAGATTCATCCATCATCTGGGCGCCAACCCGCCCGGACTCTGGTGGTGTGTTTTATCGCGCACCGCTGGGTACCACCCTTCCCACCAACGCCACCACACCGCTGAACGCACTGTTCGTCGACCACGGATGGTTGGGCGAAGAGGGCATCACCGTTTCTACGAACCGCGACATCAAGAAGCACTACGCATTCGGTTCCGACCTGGTCAAGACCACGCAGGGTCAGTACGCCGAATCGCTGAAGCTGTCGCTCCTGGAGTCCGACCCCGACGTCCTGGAAACGGTGTTCGGTCCTTCCATCACCCTCGGTACCGATGGTGCCGGAAACCGCACCATCCAGGTCAATCACCGCTCCAAGCAGCTCCCGCGTTCGGCGTTCGTGGTTCACACCGTGGACGGCAACAAGACCCGCCGCCTGGTCATCCAGGAAGGCGCTGTCGTTGATGTCGGTGACATCACCTACGTCCACAACGATCTCCTCAAGTACACCATCACGGTGGACTGCTACAAGCCCGCCACCGGTAACTCCGAGGCAGTCGTCGAGTACATCCACGACGCCGGCCACTCGGCAGGTTCGTAACCCGAAACCCTCTGGTGGGTCGTGTCTTGGGACGGGCCTGCGACCCACCAGAGTCCCGTTCTACCCAGCCCGTTTCATTAATGTCACACAAAGGAAGGTCCGTCCCCCATCATGGCTAAACCCATCGTCGGTGCAAACCGCAAATCCGCGAAAATCGAAATCGTGCTGCCGGTCGATGCTAAAGGCGAATACGCATTTGACGAGAACGGTGACCCCGTCAAGGGCCGCATACCCGTCGAGTTCACGGTGCCACGGTTCGACTGCATGACCAGGGAACAGTTCAAGGAGCTGAACGCGGCCCTGGCCGCCCTAGACGACAAGAAGGATGATGACGGTGAACCGTTATCGCCACAGGACCGCGGCATCGAGGTGGTGTTAGCGATGCTCAAACCATTCGTCACCGATGACGAACTCGCGGTGGTTGAGAAGCTCCACCTTTTCGAACTTGAGCAGATCGCCGAACTTATCCAAGAAGGCTCCACGATCACTGTGGGGGAATTGGTGGCCTCGACCAGCTCCTAGATGAGCATGGCGGGGCCATCAATTTTGATTTGATGACCAAAACCGGCTATCGGCTCTCCGATATCGGCGAATTGTTCACCTGGTGCGACCTGCGCGATTTCATCACCAATATCCCGCCGACACCGGACTCAGCGTTCTACCGGGTACAGCATCCCCAGTCGTGGTGGTGGACACCGGAAATTGATTTCCTGGGCGCTGTTCTCACTGCGATTCAGTGGGGTAACTGGCAGCGCGGCGGCGGCCGAGGCGATAAACCTCAGACGGTGAAACGGCCTTTGGACAAACCCAAATCTGTCAAGGGATCAGTACCGCAGTCGGGTGACGAGCTGACGGCACGCAAACAAGCATTGAAGCAATCTATTGAAAGGACACAGGGTGGCAACTGAACTCGGAACAGCCTATGTGTCCATCGTTGGCGAAACTTCAAAACTTGAAGCCAGCATCAAATCCGCTCTTGATGGAAGCGGTAAGCACGCCGATCTAGCCGGTAAAGATATCGGCAAGCGGATCTCAGCGTCGGCCTCCAAAGCACTCAAGGATGGGTGGCGGCCAGACCAAGACATCATGGCCGGCATCCCGGACACCAAAATGGATCGCATCGGTGCCCGTATCGGCCAAGTTATCGGCAAGGGTGTTGTCGGCGGGATGCGTGCCCGAGAAGTCGGCGTGCAGTTCGGCCACAGTTTCGCCCAGGGCGCCGGAAGTGTCGGATTAGGCCGGGTTGTTTCCGGCTGGCGTCAAGAACTTTCCGGCGGCGGCGCACTGAACGCAATCGGCATGTTGGCTGGAAAAACCTTGTCGGCAGGTTTGACTGCCGGAATTGGTGTGGGTGTCGCGGGTGTCGGTTTAGCCCTCACTAAAGGCTTCGACCGGCTGGTCACTATCGACACGGCCAAGTACAAGCTCAAAGGGCTCGGCAAATCAACCCAGGAAATCGCCGATATTGTCAAAACGGTGACTCAGTCGGTCACTGGAACACCATTCGCTTTGGATCAGGCATTCGGCACGGCCACTCAAGCCATCGGTGCCGGTGTCACCGACATCAAACGCTTCATGACCGATGTCGCGGACGCGGCCGGGTTCGCCGGAGTTGGCATCGACCGCATGGGCTTGGTGTTCAACCAGGTACAAGCCAAAGGCAAGCTGACCGGCGAAGAAATGATGCAGTTGATGGAAGCCGGTCTGCCGGCCAAGTCCTGGATCGAAGAATCGTGGAACCTGACATCTGACCAGTTCGACAAGATGCAGCAAAAGGGCGAAATCACGATGGAGATGCTCCAACAGAGCATCGAAAAACATGCAGGCGGCATGGCTCAAGGGTTGGGCAACACCCTTCAGGGTTCCATCGACCAGATGCAAACCGCTATCGCCAGAGTGGGCGCAGATTTCCTGTCAGCAATTTTCGGTGGTGCATCCGGTGACCCCACCGAGAGCATGAGAAATGCCATTAACCGTGTCACTGAAATGTTGAACGGCCTTGATGGATGGATTAACGCTCACCGCGATCAGATTCGAGACTTTTTCAAGAATGCTGCCGACGCCGCCGGAAGCGTCGTCGACGTACTCGGAAGCATCGTTAACTTCCTCAACCAGATTCCCGGCGGGGCAACCGCAGTAGTGACAGCGTTTGTGGCCTGGCAGGGAATCACCGGCATCGCCGGTCTCGCTGCATCCATCGCCGCATTGAACGGGACTCTGGGTGTTACCGCCGGTTTAGCTGCCGCCGCATACGCGCCACTGGCTGCTATAGCCGCAATTGTTGCCGGCGGACTCATTGGTGGCGCGTCTCTTCAAAACGCCATCAACAGCGTCGGGGCGCAATCCGAAGCTGGACTGAACATGCTCAACCAGGCAACGGCACCCGGAATGGGTGTTCCTGGCGCTTCCAGAGATCCTATTTTTGCGGCCACACCAGAAGCCCCCAAGTCCGGTGCTCGAGTATTCGGGCCACCCAAACCGTCATTGATTGGAACGGCCGGAAACGGCGGGGTTTTTCCGCGCAAAGCTAGCGGTGGCGGAATCTATGGCCCCGGTTCTTCGACTTCAGATTCAATTCCGGCACTGCTGTCTAACGGTGAGCACGTACTCACTGCAAAAGATGTTTCCGCAATGGGCGGCCAGTCGGGTGTCTATTCGTTCCGCAAAGCACTGCACGCGGCTACCGGCGGGGCTGTCTTAGACGATAAACGCACTGCGGGCGCTATCCCGGCCGCCGCCGGTTCCACTTCCAAGGCTGGCACTTCGGCGATTTCCAGCTTTATTGACATGGGCGGTGAAGTCATCAACGGCCTCATCGACCAGGCCGCCTCGGCGGCATCGTCGGCGGCTTCGGTGGGCACTATGGCTGCGGGGGCCGGCCCCGCTGGTGGTGCTGCGGCCGGAACCGCTATCGGGTTGGGTACCGATGCTGCCAAGCGCGGTGTGAAATATGGATTTGATCTGCTGGGTATTCTCGCTGATTCAGTCATTGAACAGGTCACACCATTCGGTCAGCCACGATGGTTGAACCAGGATTACACAGGCTTCATGCCTCAGCAACAGATCACCGGTGCTCTCGGAAATCTAATGTCGGGCGGTGCCAACAATGCCGCCAACCCATCGGGAAGTTTGGTCAATCCAAAGACCAAAGAACACGGAACCGGCATGGGAGCGGCCCCCGGCCCTATCGATCAAATGATGGGCAGTATCGGTCAGCAGCCGGTCGACCCCATGATTTCGGATGCCAATTCTTTTCTGTCGACACAGTTGGCGACACCGGAATCCCCGCCTCCAGGTCAGCAACCCATCTTCAAAGTGGACAACATTTACACCCAGGACGTCGATTCGCTGGGGCGTGAATTGAACAAGCAAGGACGGTTGGCTCAGATGCAGTACACGAACAGGCCCGGTCCCTAATGGCTGACCCGCGCATCGTCGCTATTCGGGTTCGCCGCGGCAACACCGTGTTCCATGTTCACGGCCAGGACGCCGGTTCTGAGGGTGTGTGGCTGGCGGCCGGCCAAGTGCAAGGCATCTATGACGCCCCTATCAAGTCGACGTGGAAAACCGGTGCCTTTCAGGTCGGGTCGACACAGAAGGCTGTGAAGCGGCTTCAACGCGACATGGAACTCGGTTTTCACATTGTCGATTCGTTGGACAGCTTCGAGTGGAATGAGTCTTTGTTCCGCCAAATCTTCTTCTATGAAGAGGATCAGTGGTCGGTAACTCCAAAAAAAACCACTATCGAGGTAGTCACCGAAATTTCGGGTACCCGCAAGCTCGATGTGTTGATGTATGAGCAGCCCGACTTCAACTCCAATATCGACCCGATTCAGCAGCAGTACGGCAACCTGATTATGAAACTGCGGGCCGCCGAACCGATGTGGTACGAGGACAACGTCATCTCACAGTTCACCTCGGGCGCCACCTCGGCATCTGGCACGGTGACAGTGTCGAATCCGACCGACCAGGTGATGTGGCATAAATGGATTCTCACCCCGGCGACATGGACACTGCCGGACTTTCAGTGGGAGGGCGACCCGGGGGAGCGCGTTCCCGGTGGGGACCAGGGCGACCGCTACATCACTGGTATTAGCGTCACGACCGGCAATGGTGGCGCTGTCATCGACTTGGACCGGTCGCAGTTGATGTATCGCGACTTGAACAACACCAACATTTTGGGTCAGCAGGGCGCATCAAAGATTTTCTCGTTCCCCATCCCTCCGTATACCCCGGAAACGCAACTGCGCGTGTCTTACAGCGGCCATGTTGGCGGGGCGACGGTGCAGTTGGTTCAACCGCGTCGTTGGTCACGTCCGTACGGCCTGGAAGCCGTCACAGTGTTGAACACCGATTCGCCGAAGGACTTCACCCAACGTATCTCCTATCCAGGAACCTACGAATACAAGATCCCCGATTGGGCTGAACGGCTCGATATCGTCGTGGTCGGTGGTGGTGGCGGCGGTGAGGGCGGCGGACTATTGGTCAGCGGTTCAGGCGGTAGCGCATCATCCTGGACTTACCAGACTGTCATCCGTGGCGTAGACATCCCCTACAGCACGTCCTACATCAAGGGCGTCGTCGGTAAAGGTGGGCGCGGCGGTATCGGCGTCCAAGGACACCCACGATCCGATGGTTTCGGCGGAATCGACGGCCTTGCTGGTGGCGCATCGACAGCCTTCGCAACCGGAATGACCAGTCTGTCCTCAGACGGCGGAGCTGGCGGTCGAGCACGCCCCACAGTGGCCGGCGAAGAATTAGCAGATTTGTCGTTTAACGGGAAAATATATCCGGGAGCCCAAACCGAACACAGGCCAGGAAATCCTGGAAATCATCCGGGTGGCGGCGGTGCCGGCGGCTGGCCTTTGGTCGGTGAAGCCGGTGCCGGTGGTGACGGCCAAGTGTGGATTCGCGCTTACGGATGGTCCGGTTCGTGACCACCTGTGCAGAAGTATGGGATGCGGTAGAGAAACAGAAACTTGTTGAAGAACGCATCCGTAGACAGCAGCCCGTTGGCCGTATCTGGGATGCGGAGTGGAACTGCCAACATGTCATGGGCTCGGAGTATTCGGCCAAGTTTTCGTGGATCTCCAACGACACCGGGCCGGGTCAGACAGAGTTTCCATTCGACTCCCCGATAGCGGAGTGGATTTACGACTATCAGGGCCGCATGGACCGCAACGAAGGCCGCACCGTGGGAATCACCATCGATTATTGCGGCGCCCGCTGGTCCGGGATTCTGGACAAGTTTTCGGTGGAGCAGCGCGGCGACGGCGACCGTGTCTTGGTCGTTGATTGGGTTCACGACTACGAAAAAGTAAAGTGGTATCCGGTCGTTCCCAACCCATTCCTGCCTGACGCCTTCCAATTTCCACGCGCATGGTTGCTGGCCGGGCCAGTGACTTGGGTACTGCGTCTCACCCTTTTTCTCGCGATCTGGCGTGAACACAATCCGTTCCTGACCTGGCCTGACGACCCGATGGACCTCGACAATTGGGTGTCGATGGGCCTGGACATGTCCCAGTGGCACACCGTGGTGGCCCCGCAATCCTTCATTCACGCCATGCAGTCCGGTGTGGTGTGGTCAGTCGCGACCTCACGCTGGGCCAACTTCCACGACATGGCCCACTACATGCTCGAGGACTCCGAAATCTCGGTGTCGTGCCGGCGCTACCTTCCCGGCGACGAACTGCCGTGGGATGGTGCAGACCTGCGCTACGGAACTCTGGTCATTGATTTTGTCGACAAGTCCGGCGTGCAGATCGGTACCTCTAACGGTGGCAACATTTTTGATGGACTTAAACGCACCATCAATGAGTTCGCCGACGACTTCCTGGACTCCACCAGTGAACTGATTGCCGATGCCTCGACCCCGTCCGAATACTTCTCAGTCAATAAGCGATACACCGACCGCACGAAACCGTATGTCATCTTCTACGAGGGTGAAACTTCCCCGATACAGACATCGTCGTGGATTTACTCACCCACCAAAGGCGTCCAAGTATCCGTCGGCGGTCACAGCGCTCCAGGTGTCAACGAGACCATATCGGCCACAATCCAGGCCATCGGTGACGTTCTCGGCAACCTGATTCAGATCGGTTCCTTGGGCGGCACTTTGGATACTTTGTTGGCACCGCTATACGAGGACACGATTCTGGCTTGGCAAAGTTACAAGTCGAATGAGCGTGCCAACAACACCGGCTGGGACCGCCTGTTCTCTTACTTCCAAGAAGGTGCCGGCAAGGCGTACACCATCTCATCGTTGATGGTTCTACGTGCCGGCCTTTGGGCGACCAAGACTGTGCTCAGTTGGAAGGTATCGGTCGCTGACGGCCGACCCTACCTAGTTGGGGATGCTGGCCAAGGCCACTTCTTCCTCGATGACCGCGTCGGCTTGGTCTTGGCCGCCGACAACAAAATCCATATGGACCGATGCCGCCGCCTCGACCTTGGGTGGGGACCGGACACACCGCCGGAATGGACCATCAACATCGGTGACGAACGGATCTGGCAAGACCCCGCCCAACGCGCACTGGGCCGTATCGAACGACTCATCGCCGGTTTACACGATTTAGGAGTCTGGTAAATGACCGTCCCGTCCCTGCCCGCCGACTTCAGCGCATTCACTCACGGTTTCCCCACCAAAGAAAACTGCGACCCCAACAACCCGTATCAGGCATTCCTGTGGATGTTGGTGGCCATGCCCTACATGAAAGGGGCGCAGCTCGTCCTACCGGTCGACTATCTGCAATTCGTGTCAAAGCGGTTGTGGGACTGCGGCGCCAGACCGGTAGAAAACCCTGTCGTCAAATATCAGAAACCCGCGGCGACCGACCCGAACTGGCTGACATCACCCGGAGCTTGGGTGGACGTGGACGCCCCGGACCGTGAACCAGTTCGCCCTGTCGAGGCCGCCGTCGATTCCTTATTGAGTCAGCAGCAGGCCGAGCTGATGAAGGAACTGTGGTCACGCATGAGCCCGACACAACGGCAGCAGATGTTGGATTCCGATGACACAGCCTGATGGATACACACCCGATGGCGGTATCGCCGATTCTGGACTCGCCGATTTTGCCGGAAAAACGCAGTACGACTGGCAGACCGCGCAACGCCAAACCATGCTTGACCGTTTCGGTCCAGCCCAGCGCGGCTTCTTCAACATTTTTGGGTCAATAGCCCGAGCCCAGGAATCCGCGAACTTCGCCAACAAAACCAACTTGGTGTCTTTAGCCTCGACGTTGGCTGGCGCAGTATCAGGAGGCGTCGACGTCTCTGACACTTTCTCGGGTTCTGCGGCTTCCAGCCTGGGATCTTCGTGGAGTCGTTCATCGGGCGGCCCTGGCGCAGGTACGTGGGGACCAAATGGATCTGGATCGGTTAAATGGACTCCATCGGGACATACCTATCGTATGCACGCGGACCGCTATAACACCCCGTTGTCGACCGAATTTCAGGCAGTGATGACTATTCTTTCATCAGCCCCGAAAACTACAGTGACGTTCAACGACGGATATAACTATCTGTTCGCTCGAATGAACAGCAGTAAAACTACGTTCGTCTGGGTTCGCATTGGGGCGTTGAACATCAAAATCGGTAACTGTGTCGGGGGAAGTATCACCGACCCTACGACCTGGTCATCTCCGTGGGACAGCCGAACTACCAAAAATGTTGGCGGCGACCAGTTCGCCCTATTGTGTGGAACCAATGCCAGCCGACACAACTTCATCGTGTTGAAGAACGGCTATTCGCAAATCGACACCACCGACACCACTTCCAGTCCGTATGACCCATCAACTTACGGATACGTCGGTATGGGGGCTCGGGCTGAGTCTCCTATTTTGTCGCTATCTCAAACGATTCCCGGCAATGTCGATGTATTCGCTGCGGCCGACCGTCAACCCTCCACCACGTAAGGACTGCTGATGTCTCTGATTGTGACTAGGAAACCTGTCGAGTTGACGGCATGGCATTTGGCCGACCAGGCATCCATGTTGGATGCGTTGACTGTGTTGTCGGGGCAGGGATGGCGGGGAACGCTGTCACCTTTGGAGTCAGGTTGGCGGCTCGAACTGAACGCAGATGATCCAGAACGTCAGGTTATGGCGGCGGTCGGTGACTGGCTGGTCGTTGACGGTGGGTTACGCAAAATGTCCGACGAAGACTTCTCCACCGATTACGACGTCGAATACAACGAGATTGGTTCCTGACTATGCCATTGCCCAGTTTCACAGTTACCGGGAACTTGTTTGAGATCACCGGCGAAACCCTTGCCAGCGAACTGGTGGAGTCTGCACCCACATCGTTGCGGTTCACGTTCACACCGAACCTGTACAACATCAACGACCTCATCAGCTACAGCGGAAAGCTGTATAAGCTGGACATGATTTATGCCGGCGTTGAGTCGGACGGAAACATTTGCAATGCCACGATGGTCAACGGGGATGTCGTCCCGAATGGTGACCCGATCCAGTTGCTTGCTGAGGATGCAGGGTTGAGTGTCGCTGGTTTGCAGTGGAAGGCGCAGCTTGAAACATTGACCATCAATGGCTGGCGTGAATTGTCATCCTGGTGGTTCGATGCCTATGCCGATGGTGCAACAGTGAACTTGGCGGCTGTGTTGCAGCCTGGGGAAGGGTCAATCGTCGAGTTCGTAACACGTAATGCTGCCGACTCTATTGATATTGCCGATTCCACGGCGGTTGGCCGTGCGCTAATCACGGCGGCCGATGCCGCGGCAGTTCAGGCGGTTGCCGCACCGACTGCGACCGCCGTCAAGACTGCCGCATATAGCGCGTCGCCAGGCCAGTTGGTTCTCGCTGATGCGACGTCGGGCGGATTCACGGTCAGTCTGCCGGCAGCCCCTGTGGCCGGTTCGACGATCTGGGTGAAGAAGACCGACACTACCGATAACACGGTTTTGGTGCAGCGCACCGGAACGGACACTGTGGGTTCGGCGGGTAGCTCGTCGTTACAGTTGGTATTGCCTAGCCAGTTGGCGGTCTTGTCGTATCGCTCGGGTGTGTGGCATGTGGTGTCTAGTGGTGTGGCACCGGCATCGTTGGATGAAAAGTATGCGCCACTGAATGCGGTTTACCTTCTGGATGAGTTTGGTAACCGAAGGGTTGAGTTTGCCGCTACCTCGACGACGAGTAATTATCTCAAATTGACCGGATCGGCCGGCGCTGCCGCCGCGCCGGGGATTGCGGCGGCCAACCCGACTAACTCATCACAAGATGTCGCATTGAGGTTATCGCCGAGCGGTAGTGGCACGATCGACCTCTACTGCCCAAGCAACCAAACCATCGTTCAGGCTAACGGTCCAGGTACGAATGTTTCGATGTACCTCAACACCAAAGGTAGCGGAAAGGTTTATGCCAAAGGCGCTGGCGGTTCCTACGCCGAAGTCGTCGACCTTTCCGGCTCACAGGCACTGACCAATAAGAATCTCACCGGTACAGGTAACACATTCCCGACGTTTAACCAGAACACAACCGGTACCGCTGCTGGCCTGTCGTCAACTCTTGCAGTCGGTTCTGGCGGAACGGGACAGACCACCGCGGCCGCAGCAATCACTGCGCTAACTGGAACACAAACCTCGGGCCGCTATCTCCGCTCTGATGGCACCAACGCCACGCTCTCAGCCATCCAGGCCGCCGATGTTCCGACGCTAAACCAGAACACCACAGGAACATCTGCTAGCGCCGCAACCCTGACGACACCGCGAACCATCGACGGCACATCGTTTGATGGCTCGGCCAACATCACCGTGGTCGCACCGGGCACTGTGGCGGCTACTGCGAAGACCACACCTGTTGATGCCGACGTGTTGCCACTGGTGGACAGCGCAGCTAGTAACGTCCTGAAGAAGCTTTCCTGGGCGAATCTTGTTGCGACACTCAAAACCTACTTTGATTCGGTCACTACGACGCTCAGCAGTAAAACCCTGTCGGCGGCGCAGTTCACTGGTGTTAGTGCGGTAGCAAATGCGGGCACCGTTTCCTGGTTTAACACTGCCGACCAAACGACCAACTATGAGCGGATACGCGCCTACTGGCAGACCAACATATTCTACTTGGCTTCAGAGTCAGGCGGGACCGGAACGCGTAGGACAATAAACGTCGGCAGTCAGTTGCAGGTGAACGCATTTGGTACCGCTGCAATCCCATCCGCAGGTGGGACGGTAGCGGTCCCAGTTAACTCTAGCACCGCTGGGGTCGGTCAATTCGGTGTCTACGGAACACTGTCGTCGTCTTCAGGGTTTCAATATTCAACATCAGTTTTACCCTCGATAAGCCAAACAAGCACTGCCGGCTATACCGCACTACTCATCAATCCGACTGAAACTACAACCGGCAGTGGAACTAAACGACTTATCGACGCCCAGGTCGGCGGTACAACCAAGTTTAACGTCTCCAACACTGGGGCCGTCTCAGTCAGCGGCACCGCCGCGACGATCAGCTCGGGCACCGGGTCACCGGAGAGTGTAGTGACTGCCGTTGTCGGATCGCTCTACACCCGCACCGATGGTGGCGCTGGGACGACGCTATATGTCAAAGAATCCGGCGCTGGTAACACAGGATGGGTGGCGAAATAATGGCACGCACTTTCACGGGCGACTACAGCACTGGCGACTTGAGTCAGTGGTATCAGGTTCAGAACATTACCGCGGGCGATGGCAGCACACCTGGTGCGATGCTTTGGTCCGATTACCGTGATGTTTACGGCACCTATCCACTCACCGTAGTAACAGATGATGCTGACACTGGTTTCGTCGGCAGATTTGAGGTTAGGGCCGGGGATTCGATTACCGACCGAGAACGCAGTGAGGTGGCATCGCCGAAAAGTGCGATCAATGTGACCCGCTGGGAAGCGTTCAGCATAAAATTTGATGACGCATATCCTCTGGCAGTAACAACTGGGTGGGGAGTAGTCACTAACCAATGGCCAGGGGCTAACGGTTATGGCTGGGGAATGTCAACGAATCCTGTAGACGGCGCTACGCCGTCGGGAACGTGGACTCTTCAATACTTCAACGGCATTGACAAACTAATCAGGCTGCTTGATGTGCCGATGCATCGCGGTAATTGGATTGACGTGAAAATGCAGATCGGTTTTTACGGCGACTCCACCGGTTTCGTCAGGGTGTGGATCGACGGTGTTCGGCAGACGCTGCGTTACACATCATGGGCTTCCCCCTGGACAACGCCCACCTTGGCGCCATCCGAAACATTCAACGGGCGTGCGTATCAGACCGGTGAGGGCGGTGTATACGAAAACACTGACGGACTTTTCTACTACAAAGAAGGCATTTATCGGGGCGCTGGTTACGGATACCCCGACGCTGTCATCTACCACGCCAACTACCGCACATCGAGCACTGAAGATGGTTTGTAAACGTATCGCTGTCGCTGCCGCAACCGTCCTGATCGCTTGGGGCGGTTTTTTTGTGGCCGCAGTCAACACCTGGTGCGACGACGACTACTGGCCCGACTGGTAATGCTGGCCGACACCGCCACAGCACTGGGTCTCTATTTTTCGGTGGTAGCGATGTGCGCCGCCGCATTCGTCAACCTTTGGATGTGACATGGCTGCACCCTTGTTCAACGAAATTAATCTGATTCCGGGCTGGCCCAACTCTCAATCCCGGAACGGCCAGAAACCGCGCTACGCCGTCTTACACACCACTGAGGGCGCCGGCGGTATGGAACTGGTCAACTACATGCGCAACGCCTCAGTGTCCTACCACTACGTCATCGACAACGACGGCACCGTCTACGACCTGGTAGATACCGACGAAGCATCGTGGTCATGTTTAGACGCCAACAACTACACCATCAACTATGTGTTCGGGGCATCCAGGGCGGCATGGTCCACCCAGCAATGGCTTGACAAAATGGGCAGAGCCATCCCCATCGCGGCCCGCCTAGTCGCCGCAGACCTCATCAAATACAACATTCCACCCGTCGTATCCCTCGGCCGGCCATACACCCGCATCAACGCCGGGGTGATCGACCATCGGTATGTCACCGAAGTGCTCGGCATCGGAACCCACACCGACGTCGGCGACGGCTTCCCCGTTGACGTGTTCAAACAACACCTGATGGCCGCCTACAACGAACTGAAACCCAAAGCCCCTGGCATCCCCGCAGTCAAGCCACCCACCCCGCCCACCACGCCTGTGGTGCCGCCGAAACCGGCGTTCTCTTACCCGTCCCAAGCGGAAATGGTCATCCAGATTTGGGAACAACTGTTCGGCCCTCGCGGTCGGGGTTGGCCCCAGCTCGGTGGCCACACCCTTGTTGATGCTGTCGCCGAACTCGAGAAGAGACTGAAGTGAAAATCGCTGGCGCGTGGGTTGGGCTCGGTCTCGGGGATTCCTCCGACGAGATCCGAAAAATCAAGTCGTTCCTGCGACACAAATTCTCGTATGCCAAAGACCTGGCCGATACCCCTGATTACGACCAGCAGATGGTCGACGTCATCTACAAGATGCAAGCCGCCTACTTTGTGCAAGGCAAGCTGGCGAAGAAACCGACCGGCATCATTGACCGGGCCACCAAAATTGCTTGCGGCTACATCGCGCCGCCACCGCCTGTCGATTCTCGGCCTGCCTTACTGACGGTATGTGGGACTGGGGTGCCGTGGTGGGTCGGACCGGACGCCGACACCGCCAGGGCTGTTGAGGACCGCTATAAATGGCAGCCCATCGGCTATCCGGCCCAACCATTCCCGATGAACCAGTCCGCTCAAGCTGGACGCCAAGAACTGTGCAACCAGTTTGAGCTGCACCGCGAACGCGTCGAAAAATATGGTGCAGCCCTGATCGGTTACAGCCAGGGCGCCATCGTCACCGCCGAATGTTGGGAATTCGACATCAAACCCGAGGGCGGCCGGCTGCACTGGGCCAAAGACCACGTCCTCAAAGCCATCACGTTCGGTAACCCGATGCGCGAAGCCGGACATGTGTGGGCCGACCCCGGAGCAGATCCCGCCCCCGTCACCTCGCACGGTATCGCCGACCAACTCCAACAGGATACCCCGGCCTGGTGGCGGAACTACGCCCACAAAGGCGACCTGTACACCGACTGCGAAGGCCAGTCCGGGGAAGACAAAACCGCCATCTACAAAATCATCATGGGAACCCGCGTCTTCAAAGGCCCAGACAACCTGCTGGCGCAATTCCTCGAGTTGGCACAAAACCCGGTACCGGAAGCCACCGGCATGTTCAAAGCCGTCATTGACGCAGGCATGTTCTTCGTCCACCAGACCGGCCCGCACATCAACTATTCACCCCAGCCCGCTATCGACTACCTACGTGCCGCCTAAAAGGATGACCATGCTGAACACACCGTTTTTCACCACGGCATTCTGGTCGGATGCGGTCACCCGCTGCATCCGCACGTTCTGCCAAACACTGGCGGCGGCCCTAGGCGGTTCAGCCCTGAACGTGTGGAACGCCTCATGGCATCAGGCAGTTGGATTAGCGGCCGGATCTGCACTGCTGGCCGTGTTGATGACCGCCGACCGCTGGACATCCGGCAGCAGCCCAGTCGTGGTTGAACCGGCCGTTGTCGACGAACCGGTCGGCTTTTTCACCCCAAATGGCGGTGGGTGCGGGGATGACCTCCGGTGAACTGGCCGGCCGATGCGTCAAATCTTCTTGACGTGTTTGACCACCTGATCGTCATCATCGGTGCCATCGTCCTGGCCGCAGTGCCAAGCTTCTTCGCAGCCCGAAACCATAAAAGCATTCAGGAAGTCAAAGCTCAGGGGGATCGCACCCTGGCTCAAGTTCAGAATGCCCATACGACCAACCTTAGAGATGACGTCGATAGGGCCATCAACGCCGTTGAACAACTCGCCCATGATTTTCGTGGGCTAAGGACCGACTTAGCCACCGAGGAAGACCGCCGCCGCCAGCAGATCGCCGAGCTGCGCGACGACGTGGAACGCCAACTCAAAAAGGGTTAGGCACCAACCAAGGAGGACGAATGTCCCTCGCAAACCGTCTCGCCGCGGTAATCCCGGCCCGAAGCAACAAAGGGTGCGTTACATGCGCCTATCTGAAAGACCTTCCACCGAAAGACATGGAAGCGTGGAACGCTTGGATACGTGACGGCGGCTCACTGACTCAACTGTGGGAAGTGGCCGTCGCCGACCCCGACCGACCGCTGAAAGTGTCCATCACCGGTCTACGTCACCACATCCGAGCCCACCACACAGCGACATGAGCTTGGCCGACCGGTTAACGGTCATGCGTGACGGCGTCCGCAACAAAATCCTCATCCTCGATGTGGAACGACTCCCCGGAATCACCACCCAATACTGGTGGGACCGCGGCGACCTCAAAAACCGGTACATCCACTACGAAACCGTAGAACGACATCCCCGCACCACCATCGTGTGCGCCAAATGGTACGACCAACCAGAAGTCATTGAACTGGCTGAGTGGGATGCCGGCGGGCGCAAAAAGTTCCTGAAAAACGTTCACCGCCTCATGGCTGAGGCCGACATCATCGTCGGCCACAACTTGGACCAGGCCGACGTGCCGTGGCTGGCCGGTGACCTGTTCATCGAGGGCGGCCTGCCACCCCTGCCGCCATTCAAAACCGTGGACACCCTCAAAGTTTTACGGAAGCAATTCAAGTCCGGGGCACCGTTCAAATCCTTGGACGCTTTCTGCCAGATAGCCGGCATACCAGCCAAGACAGACCGCTATAACCGAGAAGCAATGGAACGGGCCGTCAACAAATCGGTGGAAGACCGAGAACGCCTCGTCGCCTACTGTTCCGGCGACGTCATCGCCACCCAAGGCCTCTACGACTTCCTGCGCCCCTTCATCAACAACCATCCCGCACTATTCGTCGACGGCAAAGACTCCCTCACCACCTGCCATCGCTGCGGAAACGATACCAAACCCATCCCCAGGCGCTACGTCGCCAACGTCCTCACCTACGCCATGCGCCGATGCACAGTCTGCGGCGGCCATTCCCGAATCAGCATCGAGCCCGAACGCCTCAGCATCGTCAGGTCCGTCTAGGGGGCACTGTGAAACACGCCGACATCGCCTGGCTCGCCCTCGCCGCCGGCATCATCATCTATGAAGCAGCCGCCCCAGCCGACCAAC